TCATCCACCTATATGTATTTCTGCCCCATCCTTGAAAGTCACGCTGATATCGTCCTTGTTATAAACAGTCATGAAGTCTACCAGCGTTCCCCATAGACCTTCATCAAACTCAGTCAGCCGTTTTGACTGCGATTCCAGAGCTTTTGCAAAAGCATCCAGCCGTTCTGCCTTGGCATGCCGTTCCTTGATGGATTTTTCCGCTGCTGTGTGTCTGGCTTTGACGGCGTCGTAGCGGCTGACCAGTTCATTGTACCGCTTTTGGTAGTCCGTTTGATCCTGGACAATGCGGGCATTTTCGCTGATGATTTTTTGCATCATATCGGAGAGCATCTGGAGTTCCTCCATCAGATTCTGGCTTTCACCTTCCAATTCTGACGTATCGCAAATCTGCTCCTGAACCAGACGGAGGTTGCCCAGTATATCATCCTTGCCCTTCAGCAACCGATTCACCGCCTTGATGAAGGCCTCCTTGATTTCTGCCTCAACCAAGTGTGGCGTGGAGCATTTCTTTCCGCCGTCAAACTTGTGGTTGCACTGATAGACCACCTTCCGATACTTATCTGTGCTGTGCCAAACCTTGGTACCAAACCAATGCCCACACTCGCCGCATTTGATTCTGTTGGAGAAGATGGTCACGCCGCTATATCTCCTGCTACTCTTACGCCGCTCAATCTCTGCCTGTACAAGGTCAAAGGTAGCTGGCGGTATGATAGGCTCATGGTTGCCCGTCACGTAATACTGGGGAATTTCTCCCTCATTCCTTTTTCTTTTCTTGGCAAGGAAGTCTATGGTAAAACTCTTCTGAAGCAGTGCATCTCCTTTCATTTTTTCACTGGTTAGGATATGCTTCACACTACCTGGATGCCAGATTTCCTTCCCCCCTGGCGATTTTATGCCTTTATCCATCAATATCTTCGCTATAGCCTGGTAGGACAATCCTGTAAGAAACAGCTTATATATGAACTTGACCGTCTTGGCCTGCTCTGGATTAATGACCAGATTGCCATCTTCCCCCCTGTCATAGCCAAGGAAATGCTTGAATGGGATGCTTACCTTGCCATCGGCAAAACGTTTCCGATGCCCCCAAGTTGTATTTTCGGATATGCTCCGTGCCTCTTCCTGACTTATGGATGAGAGGACAGTGATGAGCAGTTCCCCGGCTGAATCAAGCGTCCAGATTCCCTCTTTTTCAAAGTACACCTCCACCCCACTTGCCTTCAGCTTTCGTATCGTTGTAAGGCAGTCCACGGTGTTTCTGGCAAAACGAGACACAGATTTTGTGATTATCAGCTGGATTTTGCCAGCCAGGGCATCCTTAATCATCTGGGTGAATCCCTCACGCTTCTTGGTGGAGGTGCCTGTCACGCCTTCGTCCGTGTATATCCCAACAAACTCCCAGTCCTCTCGCTCCCTGATATATTTAGTGTAGTAATCCACCTGTGCGGCATAGCTGGATATCTGGTCTTCATTATCCGTGCTGACACGAGCATAACCTGCTACCTTCCGCTTTGCATGGCTTGCTATGGGCGCAGAGGTGAATTTGTTGATTGTCGCAGGTATGGTCGTTACTTTTCTTGCCACCATCATCACCCTCTCTTTTCCTTCCGTCCTGGGTTTCGGCATGATTTTGTAAGGACTTGTCCATCCTTGATGTGGAATTCCAACCTCTCCCGCTGGGGCACGTTGATGAAATCCACCTGCTTAAGAAACGTTTCCTCATCAAACTCTGCTCCCCCCAGCACTTCAGCACATATCCTTTTTATTTCAGCCTGATTGATAATCCATCTGACGGGGCATTTTCTTTTCTTGGGCTGGTGTACCCAATATTCGTTCTTTGTGCTTCTGTAGGTATGGTAAACATAGTTATGCCCGCAGAACGGACACTTAATTTTCATAGTGAAGCAGGATTTGTGGGTAGAACTCCTCCCTCTCCGTCTGCCAAGTTCTCTTTGCACAAGGTCAAATGTTTCTTTGTCCACAAGGGCTTCATGGGTATTTTCTACCCAGTACCGGTTGCACTCCCCATTGTTCTTCCTGACCTTGTGTGTAAGGGGATTCTCTACATAGTATTTTTGCAAGAGCAAATTGCCTGTGTAGATGACGTTTTGGAGAATATACCTAAGGCTGGGAGCGCTCCAACGGTATCCTTCTCTGGTGGTTATTCCGTCATCAGAGAGTTCCTTGCCAATCTCTGCCACGGATTTGCCAACAAGAACCTCTTGAAATATACGCTTCACCACAGCGGCTTCTTCTGGAACCACCAGCAGCTGGTCCCCTTCCCATTTGTATCCGTAGAGATTGAAACGTGCATGGGGCAGTCCTTGTTCAAACCGCTTTCTTTTAGCCCACTTCACATTTTCCGAGTTATTGACACTCTCCTCCTGTGCGAAACTTGCCAAAATGGACAGCATGACCTCGCCGGATGAGGTCAAAGAGCTTATATGCTCCTTCTCAAACCGCACTTCTACGCCAAGGACCTTAAGATGTCGCACTGTGGAAAGCAGGTCAACCGTGTTTCTGGCAAAGCGGCTGATGGATTTTGTAAGGATGATTTCCACCTTACCCACCTCGCAGTCGGCAAGCAGGCGCTGAAACTCATCACGCTTGTCAATGCTGGTGCCGGAGATGAAGCTGTCAGCGTACACCCCGGCGTACTCCCATTCAGGATTCTTCTGTATAAGCTGGCTGTAATAACTGACCTGTGCAGACAAGGAATGGTTCAGTCTATCTGATTCAGCAGATACTCGTGCATAGGCAGCTACCAGCTTCTTCCGCTTAATCTGCGGTACCTTTGGCTCTATCCGCTCTATCTTCTTCATTGGCGCCCCTCCTTTCCCTACTATATATCACTCTACTCGGAACTTAAGTCAACGCTATGTCAGCGAATAATGTGCCCAGCAACGGATGATATTTCTCACGCATCAAATGCTCTGCCTCAGCATAGTCCCCTTGGTTGATGATGCCTTTATCCAAGAGGGATCGGAACATTCTCATGGAAGACTGGTACCGCGCCTCCCTAAGAAGCAGCTCATGAGACATTGGCTTTACCGAACCTTTCTGCGATGTAGCAGTCATGAGAGCAATACTTCTGACTGCCCCTGCCATGAAAGGACTTCCCGCAATGAGCACAGACTGCGTTGGCCTTCATCAGCCCAGTGTGATGGTTCCACCATTTGATGCGGCAGGCATCAGAGCAGAACTTCTTTACCTTCCGACCATATGACTGAACAATCGGCTTACCACATTCAAGGCAGACAATCTGAGATTTTCTGACCACCAGCTTATTCCTTATGCAATAAGATTTGACTGTGTTGATGGAAAGCGACATACGCTCTGCTATACTTCCATAACCCAGACCACTTGCCCGTAGTTCAGCCACAGTTTCTTTTTCTATATCTGTCATAAACTCCGACCTCCTCATATTCCAGTCAAAGAATTTACACTTTTTTTAACCCCTAAAACAAAAAATCCACCGCAGATAATCCGCAGTGGATGATAACTTCCCTATTCACTTGTCCTTAAGCTGCCTCATCACTGCAGTCAGCTTATCCGGTACCGGCAACCCGATCTGGGCAGCATTCTCCACGATGGAGATGCCCTCGTTGGCACAGTAGAAGAAGATGACTGCCGTCCTCAGCATACTGCCTGCGTCCAGTACATTGGCATCAAGAAGATTGGCTATGCCCACCAGGCAGAATATCATCACCTTTTGGCAGATGCCTCTGAACCCCACGGAGCTTGAAAGCCGCTTTTCCACTATGGCGCAAAGCACACCCGTAATGTAATCCACCACCACGAAGGTGATGAGGACGGTCACCAGCCCATCCATGTTGCCTAAGAAATCCCCCAGGACAGCACCAACACCCGCTGCCCAGCATCTAATATGTTCCATCTAGTTCTTCCCCCTTAACCCATTTTGCTCGATTCTTCATGGTATGCAGACGGCTGTTATGCACGTTGTAAGATAGGAATTCCTTCTTGCCGCCTTTCAGCAGGTAAAGATAATCCCCCATCGTCATCAGCCATGATTTCTTTTTTATCTGCCCAAGCCTTATAGGCCGCCCTACAGAGAAATCGGACTCATATATCAGCTTCTTTTTCGGAGAATACAGCTTACCTGGAAACGGATTCATCCATTCATCCCGCAGTACCTTGGTTTTTGGCACCACCTTGGTTCCTTCTATGTAGTAACCATCAGGCAATGGCAGAGTAAACTCACCTGCATAAACACGGTAGCGATAACGTTCAGGAACGAAGTCAACGTCCAATCCCCTCACCGTCATGGCCCATAGTGGCTGGCTGCCCTCCGGCGTGACCATCACCCACATATATGAGGTAAACTCCACAAGGTAGCCTATGTCAGCCTCACCATCTTCTCGCCAGTTTATGCCGTCCATGTGGCAGCCGTGGGCATAGCAGTTCAGCAAGTAACAATAGGCATCTTTTGATTCGTACCAGCCATTTTCCAAAGTGCAGTAGTTCCAATAAATTTCATCCATTGTTTCTCCTACACCAGATAGGGGCGTTTCAATGACTGCAGCCTCCTCGTAAGCGTAGTCATAGCAATAGCTACTATATTCACTAAGGTTGACAGGTTGCTCCATAAGACCATTCTTCGTGATGCCAGGCTGGCCGTCCAGATTCTCATAGGTATCACCTTCTCCGTGGTCGGTAAAGCTATATTCCCCCCACAGCAGAGCATACTTATCGCCTTGTTCATCCAGATACACGTCCAACACATTGCCATCAGCGAAAGAGAAATTACTGCCCTGGCTTGCCATCAGTGAATGCCGCTGCCCTTTCTCATGCTCGGTTATCTTGCCCTTATGATAAAGCGCTCTGGTGCCATTACCCATAAGAAGCGGCACATACGGCTCACTAGCACTTATGATGGGAGCCGCCTCACCGCCCTCGTAGACATTGCCATAAATACATCTGCCGTCAGTCCAGACAAAATCCCCCACCACAACATCCTTGTTGCCGATGATATTCAGCCACTTACCATTGGCCTGTGCCCTAAGACCGCTGACTGCTGTCACTCTCGCCCTGCGCATTCCATCACGCTCCCACGATAACAGCACGGCCTGTTTTCGTCATCTGCACCCAAACAACACTGCCCGGTTCCGTATGGCACTCCACTGCCGTCGTGAAGGGATAGGCACGGTTACCGATGCACACTTTATCTCCCCGGATAATCCCTCGCTGCGCCTGCCCCATGCCCTTATTGGCTTTGGCTGCTCTACCGACCACTCTGGCCAGCCCCTCTACACCATTCATCCGTACCACCTCACAAGTCTTATGCTCTGCCGAAGGCTTCTGGGCGTGATCTTTACCTGATTGCTCACCAGAAAATACTCATTGCCATCCAGCCGTATTCTCTCCGTAAAATCCAGAATATGTCTTATTGTGGCATGTCCCTTTACCACGGGGCTGACAATATCCAGGCTGACTTCTTCCTGCCGCTTGCGGTTCAGCCACTCAATCTCATGGGTGAGCTTACGCAGGAAGTCATCGCCTGTCACGGGAAATTCGGTATCGAAAAGCGCCTGTCCCTTGAATTTGTTATCATCGTCGTCATCAAAACCATAATCGCTGCCAAGGCTTCTGTTACATGCATTGATGGTAAACTGGCTGGATTTGCCGCCGGGCTTGCCCTGGGAAATATTGCTCCCCTGAAACTCACCATCTTCATACACCGTGGTGGAGTACCAGCCGTAGCCTATAGGGGCGTGATATGTTATCCTCGTGGTGAAGTTCTGATTGAGCCAATCCTTCCAGTCATTGCGATCATGGGGCGCTTCCCCCTCTTTTTGCGTGGCGTCCGTGGTTTTCTCCGTTTCTTTGAACAGATAGATGTCATTAGATGTCTTGGCGTATGTATATATTGTCTGCACCGTGGAGCCATCCGGGTTATGCGTCCGCTTTTCCGTAAGGTACAAGTCATTGTCATAGGTGTACTCCGTAAAGCTACCATTTGTTTCTTCCTCCGTAAGCAGGCCGCTCAAATAGTGGCGGGTAATACCCTCGATGCCAATGGTGCCGGTAAAGGGCATAGGTTTGTAATCCTCATCACTCCTTGCCCTGTCCCAGCCTTCCGTAGTGGCGCTGTCCCAAATCGAGCGGATGAGTTTACGATTGATGGTGGGCATGGTATGGGGCCAGTCAGAGATGTCTGTTACCGTTCCTTCATGACCACGCTGGATAATATGGAGCGTCCTGCCACGGATAAACACGTTAATCTGCCGCTGGGGCAGTTTGCTTGTCCAGGAAAAAAGCGACGAGATAAAGTCCTGATAGGTCATGCCGGACAGGCTGTAGTTCTGTGATGGCGTGAAATTCTCGATGCGCAAATCCAGGTTCAACCCCAATGCACCTGCAATTCTGCTGGCATAATAGGAACAGTCTGCCTCCGTCACCTCAATATTGATGGGCATATAGAGAAGGCGGTCTAAGGGGTACATCCCCTTCACTGTCTGCGATCTGCCTTGCTGGCTGGTTTCCTCAACCTGAAAATCACAGTCAAAGTCCAGGAGCCGTCCCTGCACAGCCGATTCGATATCTAGTGGGCTGATGGTCTCCATTTGAAAAGTGTCAGCCAGCGTCCGTTCATTGAGCGAAAGCGTTACGGATTGGATACCGGAGATACTCTGCTGTGGAATATCGTCTATGCCACCAGTGTCCTCCGCCCCCTTATTGGCATCTATGGCAAATTGGTATGGCAGGATAATAACGGTATCTGCCTTGGCTATTTCCCACTTGTACAGGTCACGCTCCACACCAGCTTCAGCTTGGGATATACGGGCAACTTGCCTTGCTGTATCTGCGATTGCTGCCTGCAGAGGAGAATTTACTGTACGCTCGGTCATGGCAAGGACAACTTCGGACTTGACCACATGTCTCAGGGCACTCAGCATGGCAGATTCGGCTTTAGAAACACACCTCTCCGCTTTTGCTCTTGCCACCTGTGATGCCTGCAAGTTTCGCTCTGCATCTGCCAACAGAGAATTCACCCTTGACAGTCTTCGGATAGCATCTGCCGAAGCTTTCTCATCAGCGTAGATTTCACGTATTGTGCCGGTGCTTGCCCCCTGCAGAGCAGAAATGATCTGCCTACAGGCATCTGCAACCACCTCGTTGGTACACATCGTCTCTCTCGATGAATCAGCTACGCCATGAACAGATACACCAAGGCAACGACAGGTTTCAGCATTAACCGTTTCATAGCTGCATTCCCAGCGCTTGGTATCAGCCATGACACAAGTTTCTCTGATGACATTCCTCCTGCCATCAGCCCTGGCTATATTTTCTGCGGCCAGTTTACGCTCCGCATCGGCAGAAGCTGTCACTATATGTTCCGGCTGTATAATGCTGACAAGCATTTTCTGTGGCTTAAACGCTATGCTGCCAGTAATTATGGCTGAGGCAACAGGACGCAAGCCTTTTAGTTCAATACTCATAATGACCTGTACCCCAGCTTTTTCCCTGCCATATCTGCCAGCGTGATGTTCTCTATCGGTAGCCCCAAAATGGTCTGACCATCACCTGTGGGCAGTGAAAAACTGCCAATGTTCTGCTCCGTTCCATCCTCTGCTTGCAGATACTCTTCAAGTTTTGTCAGTAAATCACCGTTCGTGTACGCCTTTTCTGCCTGAAAGCCAATTCCTGTAACCAGCGAATCTCCGCCATATTTCTTTATCAGAGTATCCGCATTTAGAGCATACTGCAAAACCTGCCCCGCCTTTGTTGACGAGTAGCCGCCGGATTCCATTTCGTCCATGGTCACATCTGCCAGCGTCACAGGAAGTTCGATAACGTGCTCACGAATATCTATCGGCTCATCGGATATAATCAAGTTCGACCAGTGTCCCTTGCCATCTGCGGCATAAATGACCAGTTCTATGGTCTTGTTAGTCCAACTGGTATTAAGGACACTTGTGCCATTAATGATGGCTTCACATTTTTTACCGTCAAAATGGAGCAGAACTTCATTTAGGGCATTTGTCTTTACTATTGCATCATTTTTAACTCTGCATGAGATATTCCAAGAGCCGTCAGCATAGCCCCCCTTCCATGTAGTAGAATCATTGGTGCTAAAGACTGCTCCCGTAAAATATCCTGTCCCTGCCCCTATATAACAAGTCGTGTAGGTTTGTGAAGCACTGTAAAGCCAAAGAGAAGCTTTGATGTACAGTTCCTTATCCAAGGTCAGAAGATAAACGCATGTCTTCCCCTTATTTACATAAAAAGAAGCATTTGCATAAGGATTGCCAGTTTCTTCCTGTACAGCCAAGTCAGTATTTCTCTCCAACCAGGATACATAGCCAGGATTCATGTATCTCATCAGTCTGCCCCCTTTATGCCACCACAACCTTCCCCACTGCTTCGATGCTGACGCTGGTATCCTTCTGCGGTGGCTCATCCTCTGAACTCATGGCCTTTGCCCAGAAAATAACATTCCCGTTAGACACGTCTGCCAGAGTGATTTTATCCTTCCAGGTTGCACCATCTAAAGCCGCTTTGCTGTCGGCAAAATTGCCGTCCGCTGCCAGTTTCCACTTAGCTGAACTCGTCCCCTTAAGACTGACTGTCACCTCGCCGTCAATCTTGTAGCCCTCGTCACATCTGACAGCGCATTTCACCGCCGCTGATTCTGCTTTGCTGGCATCGAGGGTGACGGAGATAGGCGTAAGTCCCGTGCCGCTTGAAGCCTCCGTACCATCTGTTTTCCCTGCCGTGGGATTGTTCGTATAGATATGCAGCTGATTTGCCATTTGCTAAACCCTCCAAAATTCAAGATTCACTTTATAGCAACGTGGAAAGTGATTCACATAGCTGTAACCCTTCACCACCACTCGCATCTTCGTATGAATGATACCTGCCTCGTCCTTGACGCTGACGAGAGTACGGTCATTCCATAGCTTTTTCACAACGTCCCAATCTTCCTTAAGAAAATCTGCCGTACAACTGTATTTGTCACCACTCTCCAAATGCCCAAAGTCCTGTACCACCGTGCCACCCACGACCTCAACAGTCTGCTGGCGGTCATCCGGGAGCACGCTCCAACTCTCTACGGACAGCGAACGGTGGCCGTCAACCTCAATATGCAAGTTCACCACTCCCCAATGCCTGCTCCACCACAGGCGTTATCTTATCTGCTACCTGGTCAGCAAGCCGGCTCATGCTCTCGCTGTCCTGAGTGACAGCAGTATCGATATTCACCTGAATTTCCAAATGCGGCGAATTCGTGACATTCTGCTGGGGAGCCAGATTGGCTTCATTCTGAATGGCAGCCGATGAACCGAGCTTGTCCATCTGCTCCCGCATGCCCTGCATTTCTGTCTGCATATTGCCCATAACCTCATCGTATGAATAATCTCGACCTCCCATGCTCATATGAAAACTCTGGCGCATCTGCTCCTGCTCGGCAGCTATAGCAACCGGATCACGAAAGTTTGGCAGCAGGTTTTCCAGCATATCCTTCCGCGCACGTTGAAATCCCTCCAACTGCTGCGGTGTCATCTGCAAATCTTCCATAGTGAAGCCGTGTGCTCGTTTGTAATACTCGGCTAAACCTTGCTGACCGCCCTCCAGATACGCCTTAAATTCCTCTTTCTGCGCCTGCAGTACCTGTAGTGCCGCATTCCTTTTGGCATCAAGCTTTTCTTTTTCAGCCCATTGCGTCGCCTTGACTTCATCCAGCCCTTTTTGTATCCAAGCCTGTTTCTCTCGCTCGATATCGTCAAGGCGGTTTTGTAGCTCCGTCTTCCATACGGAGTTGATTTTTGAAGAAATTTCATTTTCCCACTGCTCCCTAACCTTGGCCTTGCTGGCCTCTGCCCACTGGACTGCACTGACCTCGTCCAGCCCCTTCTGCCGATAAGCTGCCGCTTCTCGGTCGATATTAGCCAGCTGATTCTGTAAATCGGTACGATAGACCGCCTGGGTGCTGTCCACCACATTCCGCTGGAAGTCCTCATAGACTTTGGCCTGCTTTGCCAGCTTGTACTCATCCAGCAGCTTGGCATCGACACCCTTCTCCTGCAATTCCTTAATCTCACGATTGACGGAATGCAGGGAGTTTTCCAGTTCGTTATGAGTAAGTTCATACAGAGATTCCGTCAGCTGGGCATTTGCCTTGGTGGCTTCTTCCGTAGCCTTGGCAGCTTTCTTCTCTGCAGCGGCGCGGGAAAGGCTGGCCTTGGTGTTCTTGTCCTGGGCATCCTTGTTTTTCTCTGCCTCTACAGCCGCCTGTTTCTCAGCCTGGGCTTTTTCCTGCAAAGCCTTCTGCTCTTCCAAGTATGCCTTGTACTCATCGCCATAGATTTGGTCGAGGATGGCACCGCCGATGAAAGGTACACCAGCTAATGGCGCGGCTGCGGTGTGATTCTCTATCAGCCACTTATTGGCCTTGATATGCTCAGAAACCTTATGAAACTGCTCACCAACGAACACCAAGGCTTCTGCCACGGTCTTCAATGCCCAGGCCCAGCCGGAGATTGCGTCCTTGATGGTGTCCTTGTTGGACTGGATTTCCTCTACCAGCCCTTTGAAGCCCTCAGTGACCTCTGGCAGAAGTTCCGTAGACAGGGGAAGCAACGCCGTCCCGATGGCAGATTTAAGCTGACCGACCTCCATTTCCATGGCCTTCCACTGGAGCCAGGTCTTGTGGCTCTCCTCAGGGTTCAATAATCCTGTGGTTTTTACTTTCCCCGCCACTTCCATCAGCTCGTCATACTGCTCCAGAAGCGGAATCAGCGCCGCACCTCTGGCACCAAGGACTTCAGCGGTAAAGGCTTCTTCCTGCCCTGCCTCCATGGCATTTTTGTAGCCCTTTGCCAACTGCTCCAACTGCTCATTCAGCGGTAGCAGATTCCCGGACTGGTCGAGGATGGACATCCCAAACCGTTCCATGGCCTGGGTGGTGGCATTCCCAGTTACCCCAGCAAGTTCCACCTGCTTGTCCAGTCTGGCAATAAGAGGGATGATAGCTGACACATCCATCCCTGCCAGTTGGAAGGTACGGTTCAGCTTGCCCGCCTCAGCAGCCGTGGTATGGAGCCTTTTGGTCAGTCGGTATAGATTCTCGCCTGACTCCATGGCACCTTTGGTAAGGCTGAACAAACCTGCACCCGTTGAAAATATAGCCAGCACCGCAGCCGCCTTGCTGGACAACATTGTGAAACCGTTGGACAGGCTGGTAATACCACCCTGTGCTCTGGCAAGCCCCGCCGTCATAGCCGAGCCAAAAGTTCCTGCCTTGCCAGAGGTCTGCGTGATGGTGCCCCCCAGCTTATTCATCTCCGCATTGAGTTTGCGGACTTCTGCCTCGGTCTGAGCAACTATTTTTTGCTGTCTCAGCAGATTGGTCTGAGCACGCTGAGCCACCTCGCTGTCATTGCCGTTGGTCTTTTGCGCATCTTTCAGAACTGCAGCCAGGATCTCTTCCTTCTGCCGCTGTATATCTAACTGCCTGTTGATGGCCTCATGCTTGACCTTCAGCTTGTCCAGTTCCGAGCCCACACCCTCCAGCTTTGCCAGGTCAACGTCCATCTTCAGCTTTATCTGGTTAGTCTTGGTATTCAGCCTGGACACTGCCTGGGATACAGTCTTCCCAGCCGTGTCAAAGTCCAGTTGGAGCCGGGCAATATCCAGGCCAAGGCTTATATACAGTTCATCTATCTGCTGTCCACGCTTTGCCATCTGCCCACCTCCTACAGGACATCATCAATGTATTTCTGACTGCGTCTGCCATCCGTCAGGCTCAAAACTGCCAGCTGATCAAGAAGGAAATCTATGTCATGGCCATCAACCTCCTGCATCGTCCAGCCATAAGCACTCTGTAACCTTTCATAGTAGAGCAATAAATTCTGGTACGGAGACAGGTCTACTCCCCTGTCTCCGTTTCCCCGTTTGGGAGATTCACCAGCTTGGCAAAGGTCTGTGCCTGTAGCCACTGGAAAAGCTCCCGTGCCATTGGGACCACATCGGCGATTTCAAGATTATCCTCCACAGACTCTGTGGTGACCTCCGGCTGATTGAAGGCCAAAACAATAAGGGCAACATGAGCCGCGAGGAAATCCTCCACGGTCATCTTGCCCTTGTCCTTGTCGAAGAAAGCCAGGAACTCCCGCCACACCTTCATCTTTGGCGGGGCTGGCTGGATGATTTTGCCGTTGATTTTAAGCTGTGGTGTATCCATCTAAACCGCCCCCCTCAGACACCTGAATACCAGTTGGCAGCAGTCTCAGCCTCAAAGCCTGTGCTCTCAGTGTCAGCAAAAGTATAAGCATTGCCATCCGACAGGCGATAGATTGCCTTGGCGGTGAGTGTCGGCGTCTGATAGGAAATATTTGCTTCCTTGGTAGCTCCCTTCACAGAAGGCTCGGCGAATACAACTTTGAAAAATTTTGTGTACCTCCGGCTGCCGTTCCGCTTATCTGACTGGAACATCACGGCAAAGTAGGGAGCCACATCGTCCTTATTGGCTACCATTACGCCGTTCTCGCACTTATGCCCCAGAAGATAAGCTACATACTCCAAGGGCAGAGCCGATGTGTCAAAGGTCAGCTCGTAGGAAGCCGTATTATTTGCCGTATCGATGGACTGCCCATCCGCATACAATTCGGCACTGCTATTGGACGGCTTGATGTCTATACTGCGGAGTACCTTGCCCAAATCCACGGGAGTGTCATAGGCAGCCTCACCCCCAGCTTCATCCGTAAGCAGCTTGGCCACATGAAGCCGCTGTACATTGATAAACTGCCCGCTTGCCAGCCGACTGGCCGGTTTCAACTCTGCCATTACTCATCAACTCCTGTTCCTGCTACAAAATCTACACAATAAACAAAAACATCCTTCTCTGCCGTTTCCAGCGACTGTTTGCGCATAAAGCCCAATCCCACCATGACTTTGCGGACAGCATCGTAGATGTGCTCATAATGCCCATCCTTGGTGAGAATATGAATCCTCACAGTCACCCGCCGCTCCATCTCCTCGCCATCTGCAACCAGAGCTGGGACATCCGAAATGACGTTGTAAACGATGATAGGATAGCTGCCAGCATTGGGACTTACTCCGGGATAAATACACCTGCGGAGCCTGTCCTTCACAAGCAACGACGTCAACTCCTTGTTTGTTGCCAACGCCTTATACACTTTTTCCTTGATATTCATCTTTTCCGCACCGCCTCTCGTACTGCTTCGATTATCAGCTTCTTGACCGTTTCCCGCTGGGCATCCAATGCCGGATACATAAAGGGCTTGTTGATGGCCGGGCTGAACTCCACCAGCTTGCCATAGAAAATGCCATCATGAGATAGAGCATCTGCGATGATTTTGTACTTGGCACCGCCCTTCATCTTTTCCGCATGAATTGAATTCTTCAACGCCCCCTTGACCACTCGCCTATCGTTACCAGTATAGACAGGGCACCTCTCCTTGGCCTCTTTCATGACCAACTCCACGCCCTCTGCCAGGGCAGACTTGGCAGCCTTAGTGGCCTCATCCCCTAATTCCCGCAGAATCTCCTCTGAGGATTGCCAGCCTTTAGCCATCCTCCACCAGCTCCCTCGCTTCTATAACGGTGTATTTACGCAAACCGTCCATCCCATAAGGTGGAGCCGACAGTACAAGTGTTTTGCCCAGCCACCGAAGGACATCTGTTACCTGGATATCTTCCCGGTACCGAATTACCACTCGGTAACTCACCTCATCCACCTTCTCAGCATAGCCGTCCGAGATTTTCGTGGCATAGGGCAGCACCTTGGCCCAGACAGCAGCTATCTCTGTCCAGCCCTGCTCGATAAGATTTCCTTCTTCGTCTACCGTAGTCAAAGGTCGCAGGATTCTTATCCGGTGCCTAAGTTCGCTCAGAGATACATACATCAGAACCCCTCCCGGCGTATGCCCATCAGCAGGGAACGGAGCGTCATGGTCAATGCCTTGTGGTCAGCCTCGTCCCGGTGCTCGTAAAGATAACCCAAAGCATAAAGAACTGCTATCTTGGCAACTGCTCCACAGGCCTTGTATTCCTCCGGCTCCAGCCTTGCCACGTCAATGCATATTTGCTCCGCTGACCGCAGGAGTTTGCGGACTATATCATCCTCGTCATTAGTGTCAATGCGAAGGTATTTCTTTGCCTTCGGCAGAGTAACAATCAATTGAACCGCCCCCCATCGCAGGTAAATAGAAAAGAGAGATGCATCATAGAGATACACCCCTCCACACTGTCAGCCCTTATTGCTATTACCGGAGTTTGTCCCCTTCACCTGCATGACCTTGATAGCCTCGGAAAGCGTCAGCTTGCCGTCCACACGCTGGGTGGTCATAAATCCTACCTGTCCCGTGGTAGCGAAGAGTTCGTTCAGGCGCTTGAAGCTCCTGCCCTGGCGGTCCACTACCCAGTAGTATTTCAGGTCTCCGAACATCATCACCTTGTTGCCGTTGGCGATTTCCGGTACATAGGGCGAGGTGTAGATGGGACGATTCAGAATCGTATCCGGGGTCCCAGCCGTGAGAGCCGTCTGCCAGAGGTACTGGTCGTTCTTGTCCTTCAGCTTGCGGATGGCCTTCACGGTGGAATCGTTCATAATCCACACAGCGTTCCTGCGGTAAGGGGCACGGAGGCTGTAAAACAAATCAATGAGCGAATCTGCTGTGATGGCAGCACTCCCCAGAGTGACCCCAACATCAGCACCGCCCTCATCGGCAAAAATGCCTGTGGGCTTCTTCACGCCATCACCTACGAAGAAGGCTTCCTCCTCCCTTGCACCCATGCGGCGGGCAAACTCGGTGGCGATGTAATTGGGGATATCAAAGGCGGCATCGTTCAGAAGCTCATCGGAAACCTTGATAAAAGTCCCCAGCTTGTAAGCGCTGACGCTCATCTGAGCGAACTTGTCATCGCTTTCGGGCACCAGCGCATTTTCGTCCATCCACTCAGCCTTGCCATGACTGGACACCACAGGGATAAGACGGTCACCACTGTTAGTCTGCAGGGTGCGGGCAAACTTGCGGAAGATATTTTCCTCTTCCAGCGCGCTGATGAGGGTGTGCTCGAATTCATCCGGTGCCAGATAGCCGCCATCGGCATCTGTGCCAATCTGGAGCACGTTCAAGACCTCCGGCGTTACAGCCTTGGAACGAATCATGTTCCAAAAGGCAACCTTATACTCATCAGATTTCCTGCCCTGCTTGGTATCGGCAATCCCTGTTGTGGCAGCAGGCTTTTCTTTTATAGGCTGGCTGGTGGGACGGTTCAGTTCTGCATCGATTTCCTGCTGACGCTCCAACCGCTTGATTTCCTTGCCCAGGGCATCGATATCCTGCTCCATGCGGGTATAAGCGGCATCGTCCTCAGCAGAGAGGATTCCCTTCTCGTTTCGGTGAGATTCCAGGAAAGCCTTGGCACCTTCCCATGCCTGGGCGCGCTTTGCACGAAGTTCGTTGATAGTTGTAGCCATAAATAATTCCTCCTCAAAAATGTCAGATATGATTTTTTATAAGTGACAGGCGTTCCATAAGCATATCCACGGAGCGTCCTTGCGGCCTAGCTTCTTCTGGCGGTACAGGTGGTTCATCAGTCTCCATATTTCCCTCATCTGCCTCAGGATTTTCAGTTCCAGGAGCAAGCCCGCAAACTGCTGTCAGCTTATTGATGATGGCATTGGACACCGCCCTCCGGGAGAACAGCATAGACACATCAGCCTCCTCCGCATCCTCTGCCCCCTCACGCTGAAGGATAGTATCCGCAAAGCCCAGTTCCACTGCCTTGTAGGCGCTGAGATAGCTTTCGGCTTCCATCAGGTGAGAAATCTTTGCTCTCGCCAGTTTGGTTTTGGCAGCGTATGCATTGACAATAGATTCCTTCACCTCCGCCAGCATGGCAATGGCCCGCTCCATTTCATTGTGATCGCCCGCTGCCATGGTGGCGGGATTATGCACCATCAGAAGCGAAGTGGGATACATCTGCACCTCATCCCCAGCCATGGCAATGACACTGGCCGCCGAGGCCGCCAGACCATCAATGCGAACAGTTACCTTGCCAGGATAATCCACCAGCATAGAGTAAATCTGCGCCGCCGCAAAGCAGTCTCCCCCTGGAGAGCAAATCTGCACCACTATATTGCCGTCCTCCGCATAAAGTTCGTCGCGAAAGGCCGCCGGTGTCACCTCATCACCAAACCAGCTGTCCTCAGCGATGACGCCGTTTAGCACCAACGTTCGTTCCTTCGTTTCCGGGCTGTTCTTTTTCCACGCCCAGAATTTCTTCGTCTTCGCCATCTGTGTTTTTCTCCTTTCCCTTGCTGGAATAAACCGCCCCCGCATCTTCCAGTTTGGCCATGTTACCATTTACCAAGTACAAGTCCCCGCCTTTCTCCTCTGGGATAAGGTCAAGACTCTCAAGCTGTCGGATGTCGTTGGCTGACATCCAGCCGTTCTGTCTGCCAATGGCATATCCTTGCATACGGCTTTGGTAATCGCCACGGAGCAGACCGTCCACATTGAACTTAATGGTGTAGTCCTTCTTCTCATCTGGCAGCAGCAGAACCCTAGCCATGGACTGCTCGAACCTGCAAATCCACGGTGCCAGGGTGTATTTCACGTACTCAAGGGACTGGTGCTCTATGTTTGAGAAGGTGGCTTTCTCAAGGTCGCCAATCATGTGGGGTGGAACACGAAAGATGCGGGCAATCTCATTGATTTGGAACTTCCGCGTTTCCAAGAACTGAGCCTGTTCAGGCGGGATGCCAATAGGCGTGTATTTCATGCCCTCCTCCAGCACTCCTATGCGGTGGGAGTTCCGCCCCCCGTGAGCCAGTTCCCAGCTTTCTCTTACCTTGGCTGGATCTTTGAGGGTACCTGGGTATTCCAGAACAGCACTCGGGGTGGCACCGTTGGCAAAGAAGGAGGCTCCATAATCCTCGCAGGCCATGGCCATGCCAATGGCATTTTTGGCCATGGCGATGGGCGAATACCCCACAATGCCATCAAAGCCCAGCCCTGGAACATGCAATACTTCGCTCGGATTCAGCCTCACGGTAGTCCCCTTCATGGTAGGGGCTTCATCGTCCATACGCAGGTACTCGTAGTAAATCCGCCCCGCCTTGTCCCTGTCCACCGTCATGCGGTTAGGCATAAGCGGATACAGTGCAACCACCGCCCCCTTGCCATTGCGGATAACCTGGGCAAAGGCATTACCCCAAAGGAGCAGGTGCGTCATCAGGGTTTCCCGAAAGGCAAATGAGGTCATCTCTGGATTTGGCTCATCATGCAAGAGGAAATACAGCGGGTGGTCTGTAGCCCGCGCCTTGCCCCCGTTTCCATCATAGTGGAACAGATGCAGTGGCAGTCCGGCGATGGACTCTGCCAGGATGCGGACACAGGCATACACGGCAGTCATCTGCATGGCAGATTTCTCACTGACCGCCTTGCCCGCCGTGGAGCCGCCAAAAAAGAAGCTGTATGCACTGCCAGCTGTACTGTTGGTGGGCTTGTCCCTAGAATGGAAAAGCCAGGATAAAATGCTCATGGATGGTCACTCCCTTCAACTCAAAAGCACCGCCCTTTCGAGCGGTGCCCTGCTTGTTTAGTTTTCCTTCAGTAGATTTCGATGTAGGAAAGGTTCATATTTTCAAGTTCGGCTACCAGCTTGGTGCCCCTTGCAATCTCCTCAGCGATTTTCTGAAGTTCCTCCGCCCCCCTGCGGTCGCCCATCCGGCAAATGCATCCGGTGACCTTGAGGTTTATCGCTACCCTGCGGTCTTCCCAATTGCTTTTGTCGTAGTCGGTTTCCTTGAAAAGCTCGATGCGGATGTAGCTTTCGCTGGTCTGTTCGCTCGTCCAAGCCACTCCCATGTCCCGCATCTTGAATCCGTACTCGTTGCCCTTGCTCTCGATAATCTCGGCGATTTCCTGCTTGGTCATTTTGTTTGCCTCCCTTTCGGTTGTCCAGGTGTTTTCCCTTTCGGTATGTGTATATTCGCTCTTTATGGGAGGTATAGCAAGTCATTTATCTCAATTATCTGTGTATACTTAAAGCCAGAAAATCCCTCGACTGTCGTAGACGCTTTCGGTGGAAACATTGCCACAACGCACTGCCCTGTCAAGGGCCATGATGAGGGCAATCGCCCCATCAATCTTCTCCGTGCTTTTTGCCTTGTCTGCCTTGATGTTCCCTGCTGGGTCGGTGCGAATGAAGATGTTATCCATGTTCCACCGCAGCACTGGATGGCCGCCGTGGGCAATCCGCTCCTCCAGCACCAACTTCATCAGTTCTTTGGTGGGTGGGCTCATACTGGCAAAGCCCTGCCCAAAGGGCACCACAGTGAAGCCCATGCCCTCAAGGTTCTGCACCATCTGCACCGCCCCCCAGCGGTCAAAAGCAATCTCACGGATATTGAACCTCTCCCCCAACCGCTCGATGAATTTCTCGATGAAGCCATAATGCACCACATTGCCTTCCGTGGTTTCCAGCTTACCTTGCCGCTGCCAAACATCGTAGGGCACATGATCGCGACGCACTCGAAGGTCTACATTGTCCTCTGGAATCCAGAAGTAAGGAAGCACCATGTATTTATCGGCTTCATCGACCGGCGGGAAAACCAGAACAAAGGCCGTGATGTCCGTGGTGCTGGAAAGGTCAAGCCCGCCGTAGCAGATGCGCCCTTCCAGTTCATCCTCGTCAACAGGAAAGGCGCAGGCATCCCATTTGTGCATCGGCATCCAGCGGATGGACTGCTTCACCCATTGGTTGAGGCGGAGCTGTCGGAAGGAGTTCTCCTCCCCCGGATTCTGCTTGGCAGAGTCACAAGCAGCCTGCACCTTGTCCAGCCCCACGGTGATGCCCAAGGAGGGATTGGCTTTCTTCCAAACCTCCGGGCTGGTCCAATCTTCGTCTTCTTTGGCTCCGTAAATCACTGGGTAGAAAGTGTGGTCGATTTTCCTGCCCTCCAGGATGTCCAAGGCCTTCTGGTGCGTCTCGTAGCATATGGACTGGGTATCCGTCCCTGCCGTGGTGATGAGGAAATACAGCGGCTGCATGCGGGCATCGCCGGAGCCTTTGGTCATGACATCGAAAAGTTTCCGATTGGGCTGGGTGTGCAGTTCGTCAAAAACCACGCCGTGTATGTTGAAGCCGTGCTTCGAGTAAGCCTCGGCAGAGAGCACCTGGTAGAAGCTGTTGGTTGGCTGGAAAACCATCCGTTTCTGGGAGGCGAGAATTTTCACCCGCTTGTTGAGGGCCGGGCACATCCGCACCATGTCTGCAGCCACCTCGAAAACAATGGAGGCCTGCTGGCGGTCGGCGGCACAGCCGTAAACCTCCGCCCTCTCCTCCCCATCGCCACAGCAAAGCAGGAGCGCCACAGCCGCCGCCAGTTCGCTCTTGCCTTGTTTCTTCGGAATCTCCACGTAGGCGGTGTTGAACTGCCTATAGCCGTTTTTCTTTAGGATGCCGAACAGGTCACGGATGATTCGTTCCTGCCAGTCAATGAGCTCGAAGGGCTTGCCCGCCCAGGTGCCTTTGGTGTGACACAGGCTCTCGATGAAGGCCACAGCAAAATCTGCCGCCCCCTTGTCGTAGTGGGAATCCTTGTCCATGAATTCAGTCGGCTTGTAGCCGGTAAGTTTTCGCAATCAATCACCCCCATAGGAAATCGAGGAAATGTTGTTGTATATTCAAAAGCAGGCGGTCGTAACCGCCCGCCCTATTCTCTTAATGCTTCTTTTGGCCTAATTCTTCCAAGCACCGTTTCTCCCATTTTCCCCAGCGCCTGTCCATTTCCATTCTCATATCGTGTGCTTCATTAATCAGCTGCTGTTTCTTTCCTCTGTCATTCATTGTCCGGATATAGCAATCGGCCTTTATCACTGCATTTTCCAATTCTTTGTAAGTCATTCTTTTAATTTCTTCCTGAGTTCTCATTTGTTTTTCCTCCTTCGCTTGTCCAGTTTTCCTTTCGGTATGTGTATATTCGCTCTAAACACGAATAATATCAAGCGATTTTCGGAAAATTTCTGTGTATACATTAGGCTTGTAGCCGGTAAGTTTTCGCAATCAATCCCCCACGAAAAAAGGAGCCTTGCGGCTCCCCTCTCCTTATCCCTCGAAGGAAATGTTCAGCATCCCAGACCCAATCCAGAAGTCATTGCTAATCCAGGGGTCTTCCATGGTGGTTTCCCAAGCCTCTTCGGTCATCTTCTTGACCCGTTCGGCTCCCATTTTCTCGAGCAGGGCCTTCTTGCTGATTTTCTTTCCATCGAGTTTGTAAATCGTCTTCATTTTGTCTTCCTCCTTCGCTTGTTCGGTGTTCTCTTTCGGTATGTGTATATTCGCTCTAAACGCGATTTATAGCAAGCGATTTTCGGAGAATTTCTGTGTATACTTCAACGAGAAACAGCCCCGAAGGGCTGTCCCGATTGTTGGCTTCTTTCATGCCTTTGTGGCATTCTTCTGGCCCAGGCGGTAGGCCTCGGTCATGGCTGCCTCAAGGCTCCAAATCGCGATGTCGGGGAAATCCTCTTCATCGTTCCACCGCCGTTCGAAGGGCTTTCTTCCTTCGAATCCGTAGATTGTTTTCTGGGCAATCTTCCAAAGGGCGTTCAGTTCCTTGCGGGTCAATTCTTCTTGCTTTTTCATCTTGTTTTTCCTCCTTCGCTTGTCTAGGTGGTTCCCTTTCGGTATGTGTATATTCGCTCTAAACACGAATTATATCAAGCGAATTACGGAGAATTTCTGTGTATACTTTGACAAGAAACAGCCCCGAAGGGCTGCTGACTTTGATGCCGTTTTCAGTTGAATTTTTCAGTGAGGATTGCATAGGCTTGGTAGCCAATTTCCGTTTCCGGTTCCATGTCCCAGCCCCTCTCGTAATGAAGAATTGTCTTTCCGTTTGCCCGGCATTCCAGCTTGGAAATCCTTCCGCCTTCAATTCCGAATTCCGAACCTTCCTCGTAGTGCTTTACCCAATACTGAACCTCGGTGCCTTCAATCTCGATTTTGCCTTTGCTCCACATGCTTGCATCCTCCTTCGCTTGTCTAAGTGATTCCCTTTCGGTATGTGTATGTTCGCTCTAAAAGCAAATTATAGCAAGCGGTTTTCTGAGGAATTCTGTGTATACTTCAAAAGGAGCCTTGCGGCTCCCCTTGGCGTTTCCCCTTGGCTTCAGCTCACCTTGAATTTGAAAGCCGGAACCTTTTCGTAATCCCCAGTTTTGAAGTCCCGGCTAGTTCCGCTGATCTCCTCCATCCCTTCGAGGATGCAGCCGTTCTGCTGGAAGCCCCAGGCAACCTTAACCGAGCCGCTCCAAGTTGAGGAAAGGGTGAATTCTTCAATCCCGTAGGCTTTGAGGTCTGTCACCAGCTGGGGGATTTCCTTTTCCCAAATACACTCGCTGAAGTCGATGCAGGCGTTGCTCCGGTTCTGTGCTTCGGCGTAGGCTCTGTAGAATCTGTTGTATGCTATTCCCTTGTCTTCAAGCTCTACTCTGAATTCCCTGTAGGCTTCCCTTGCCGCCTGCTCCTCTTCCGGGGTTTCAGCCGCATCGATGGCCTTACGCAGTTCCCGTGCCTTTTTGAAGTCCTCTGCAAATGCTTTTGTCATCTTGTTTTCCTCCTTTGCTTGTTCAGGTTGTTCCCTTTTGGTATGTGTATATTCGCTCTTAATGGGAGGAATAGCAAGTCATTTATCTCATTTATCTGTGTATACATTTGCTAGGAAAAAACAGCCCCGAAGGGCTGTTCTCGCTGGGTTGTTACTCAAAGGTGCTCGATGCACCAAGCTATCGCATGGCCTCCGTCCTCGAAGTATTCCGGTGCTACCGCTGTGAGGTTAAGTCTGCATTCAGTTTCTGCCAGCCCGGTTTCCTCCGGGGTTTCAACGAATTCGTAAATCGCTGCTCGGTAACCGAATCTATCCAATCTGACCGCCAGGACCCTATAATTGTACTTTAGCACTGCTCCTCCACCTGCGTAGGCTTCCTTTGCAAGGTGCTCCATGTTGGTAACCTGTTTCCATGTCATTTTTGTTTCCTCCTTCGCTTGTCTGGTTGTCCCTTTCGGTATGTGTATATTCGCTCTAAAGGGGATTTATAGCAAGCGATTTTCGTAGGATTTTTGTGTATACTTTTCTTCAATCCGGCCAGCTGTATTCGTAGGCTTCTCCGAGGATTTCTTCGTCAAATCCGAACTTCAGATAGGCTCTGTCCAGCGTTTCAAAGTAATGGCTGGAGGGAATCCCCAGCTTGCGTTCTTCGTGCATGATGTAGGCCATCCCGCGGGTCAGCCCACAGCGGTTGCCGTGCTCGTCCGTTTTCACGGCTTGAATGACCCGCTTGTAGTAGAAGGTTGGAAAGCCCTCGTAGTGGTCGAGGCTGGCCTCGTCCTCCTCGGTAATCCTCCACAGGAGCACCGGCACCGTCTGCCCTTTTTCCTTTTCGATGGTGGCGTAGGCCCCGGTCTTGCTCCCCTTGAACATCAGCCTCCAGCTCTCCAGCAGCCCCGTCCCCAACAGCGTAGCCTCGGGGCAGCGGAACTTCATCTGGCCTAAATCCATGTTGCTTCCATAGGCAATATAAATCTTCGTTTTCATTTTTCTGCCGTCCTTTCTGCTTCCGAAGGAACATCCCTTCTACCACCCCAAGCCCGCCTTGCGGCGGGTTCTGGGGGGCGGTGGCCCTCAGTTTGAAGGGGTGCTCCTGCCGAAGCGGAAGGCGGCGTCGCCTTCAAGGTTCCTTGTGAGGATTTCCCTCGCGGTGGCGAATTCCTCGCCGATGAATCCGAGGCGCATCAGCCAAGTCCTCATTGCGAATTTGGGGTTCTCCCTCTGTGGTTCCTTGGGGCTGGCGGTCTTCACTTCCTTGGCCATCTCGGAAAGGGCAAGGCAAAGCTGGATGTAGCTCTTGATTTCCCCTGCGTGAATCCCGCCCTTGCGGTCTGCCGTTGGGTTGGCAAACTGGAAAAGTCGGAACTCGATGGTGCCCTTGGTGAAGGTTGCGTGGAGGTTGAGGCAATGGTAGCGGCTTTCGTTGTAGTGCATGTTCCTGCCGTGGTCGGCTCCGTTGCCTTCGTACCAAATGTCTGCCAAGGCCTGCATGGTCTGGGGCTTTTTCTTGTTCAGCCTGTCGAGGAAGCGCCTGTTGACTGTCCGGCAGTAGCGTCCGAGGCGGCTCTGGTCAATCCGCATGGCGGCGACCAGCAGGCTTTCGTGGCTTGCCATGATGTTGGCGAGGTTCCGCAGGGTCTGCGCCGTGTGGCTGCCCTTGCCGATGTGGATGTGTACTCCGCACATGTGGTGGGGGTTGCTCTTTGCTCCAGCGTGGCGGAGGCGGCGAAGAAGCTCCTGCAGGGCTTCGATGTCTTCGTAGGTCAGGATGGGGGTTACCAGTTCGGTCTGCTCGTTGCTGGTTTCTGCGTCGATGCTGACGTCCCGCTGGAATTTCCATTCCCTGCCCTGCTCGTCCCATGCGCTCCAGGTGTAGTAGCCGTTGCGGTCTGCCGTGTCCTCGTGGTGCCCGGTGCCGAAGAAGTCGGCGGCAACCTTGGCTGCCTTCTGGCGGCTGATGCCGTACATCTCGACCTCCACCCCGATGGTCTGCTTCTTCAAGGCCTCAATCTGCTTTGCGGTGCTTGCCTTCATTTTGAAAATCCCCTTTCTGCCTTTCGGCTTGCTGTGTTTTTCCTTACTGTATATATCACTCTAATGAGAGTGATTATCAAGTAAATCTTTGTGTATACACAGCGGACAAAGGGGTTATTTTTCAAGGTCGGCTGGGCGGTGCTCGAGCAGGTAGAATTTGTCCACAGAGGGGATGAGGCTGAGGGTAGAACCGTTGTCCCAGCGGACCAGAATGCTCCCTGCGTCATCCACGCCCCGGATTTCCCCACAGGTCCCCCTTGTGGGAGCCTGCGGTTCATCGTACATTTCTGCCAGCATCACAATCCTGCCCGGCGGGTAGAGGTACCGCAAATGCCGTACCTCCTCCCTGCTTGGAAAGCCCATCTCGTTATGCTTCCGTAGCATCATGCTCGGCCTCCTTCTTGTGGCCGGACTTGAAGCTGGCGTTGCCGGAAAGGTTCTCCATGAGGATTTTCCGGGTGGTCTTGTACTCGGCTCCAATCAGCCCAAGGCGCAGGAGGAAACAGCGGAAGGCGTACTTCTCGTTGTCCACCGCCTTGGCCTTGGTCGTGACCCTTTTCTGCGTCCTTGCCATCTCGCAGAGCTTGCCGATGAAGTCCTGTGCAGCCCTGGCCTTCTCCGGCGTGACTTCGCCGTTTAACCAGTTGAACGTCACTTTATCTTCGGCAAGGGTGTAGGTGGCTTCTTCGATTCCGAAGGCCTTACTGATGAGGTTGCCCTTGCCTTCCAGCAGATGGTCGAGATTTTCTAAGGCGGCATCCGTGAAGGAATCCTTCGGCATGCTGATGGAAAGGTTGACGGGCTCTGCCTCGGCGTGGGGGGCGGTTGCCTCCTCTGCGGGGGCGGTTCCTTCTTTCTCAGCCTGTTCCTCTCCCTCCGGCAAGTCCTCATGCGTTTCGCATTCAAAGCCCCTCTGCTCCAACCCTTCCAGCACATCCTCCACCATCTTACTGTCAGTGCGGTCGGAGAAAACCAGGGTGCCATCCCTTGTAATCTCGAAGTCCCCCACCCGGTAGGAAAAGCTCGGTGCCCCCAGATACTCAATACTCCAGCCCTCTAGAGCTTCGCTGACTGCCTGCACCATTTCCTTGCGGCGCTCGCCGCTGACGTTGTACCTGACTTCCATTTTCGTGACCTCCTTTGTTTCATGCTTATCTTTTGGTAGTCACATGTTCGCTCTAAGCGTAGGAAATAGCAAGGGTTTTGTGTTGTATACAATTACTGCTTGGCAGCCATTGCCTCCAAAGCCTTGCCCGCAAACCACAGCGCACCATCTACCACGCAGGGCAGAAATACACGGTCGCGGAACTTGCACCAGCCGATTTCCTTCTCAGAGGATTCGCGGAGGGCGGTTGTATATGCCTCAGCCACTTCCCTGGCAGCAGGCAGGGCTTTATCCTTCAGCCAGACAATGGTGGCCTCCTTGGCCTCCGCTTTGACAAAATCCCCCACATGATTTTTCAGTTCGTTTTTGATTAAATCCAGTTTCATAAACTGTCAGCCTCCTGTTCAAAATCCGTGATCCCACGGGCAATGGCGCGGGCAAACTCATCCTGCTTGGTGCGGAGCAAAACCTCGTCATCGGGATTGTCGATAAAGGCAGTCTCCACCAGTACCGCCACGGCATCGGTGTTGTTCAACACGTAGAGGCTGTTGTCGGTATGGGGAACCGCCCCCTTAATGCCACGGTCTGTCGTGCCCAGGGCATCCACAATCTGTCGCTGAATGCAACCCGCCAGCAGCTTGCCGTACTTGCTGGAGTGGTAATGCCAGGTTTCAGTTCCGTGAGCCACGCCGTTAAATGCATTGCAGTGAATTGATACAAACACATCCGCATCTATATTGTTGGAGGCACTGACCACCTCAAAAAGGCTGTCCGACTGCAAGTTGCCTGAAACAGAAACGCCGACCTTAGTGAGATACTTCTCTACCAAGACGGCGATGTTTTTGGCAACGTCACATTCACGCAGGCCGGTGCCGCTGTTGACGGCTCCGGGGTCAGGGCAGCCACAGGGGGCATGTCCGGGGTTCAGAAATACACGCATAAGTCAGACCTCCTCTGGTTTCGGAACATCAGCATAGGGAATCTTCTCCCCATCCCGCTCCACATACACATCAGCAAAACTGCCATCATGGGCAGCCGCATAGCGCTGTACCGCTACATCCACAAACTTAGGCTCCAGTTCCACACCATAGCAAATGCGTCCCAGCTGGTCGCAAGCGATGAGCGTTGAAGCTGAGCCAAGGAAACCATCCAGCACCAAGCCGTTGGTCTGAGTGCATTGCTTGACCAGATAGACGATGAGAGGCACCGGCTTGCTTGATGGATGACCGCAGCCATCTTCCTTCGAGTTCTTGATGCGGTCAAACTCAAACACCGTGGTCTGCTTCTGATCGCCATACCAGGTGTGCTTGCCATCCTTGCGCCATCCCCAGATGATTGGCTCGTGGATGTACTTCCAGTCTGTGCGGGTCAGCACTAGGCGGTTCTTCTTCCAGACCAACCCCGCTCCAACTTTAAAGCCCGCATCTTCATAAGCGTCATGAAAGATGCGGGCTTTTGCCGTTGCGTAGAAAACATAGATGGAAGCATCCTTGGCCATGGCCTCGTGGAAACATCCGAAGGCTTTAGTCAGAAATTCGTAGGCCTCCTTGTCGGACAGGTCATCGTTCTTAATTTTCCCGGAGGTGCTCTCCAGATTCACCATGTACGGCGGGTCGGTGCAGACCAGATTCACTTTCTCTTCCCCCAGCAAACGCTGGTAGGTTTCCGGCAGAGTGGAATCTCCACAGATAACCCGGTGCTTGCCCAGGTGCCACACATCCCCTGCCTTGGAGATACACGGCTTTTCCATCTCGGCATCCACATCGAAGCCATCGTCCTTGCCCTCGCCATCATCCGTATCGAAGAGGTCAGCAATTTCCTTCTCGTCAAAACCGGTCAGTCCCAGGTCGAAGTCCATGCTCTGCAAGGCTTCAATCTCGACACGGAGCATTTCCTCGTCCCAGCCTGCGTCCATCGCATAACGGTTGTCGGCAAGGATGTACGCTTTCTTCTGAGCCTCGGTGAGATAGTCGGCAAAGACACAGGGCACCTCGCTGATGTTCTCAGCCTTGGCTGCCACCAGCCGTCCATGCCCAGCCAGCACATTGAAGTCTCGGTCAATGATAACTGGATTCACAAAGCCGAACTCCCTCAGCGATGAGCGCAGCTTGGTTATCTGCTCCGGTGAATGCGTCCTGGCGTTATTCACATAAGGCACCAGCTTGTCGATGGAGACAAGCTGCATGTCCGTTGTCATTTTCCCCAAAAATTACACCTCCTCAAATTTCAAGTCCAAAAAATAATCAGCTTCAGGAAAAGCCCTCTCAAAGCCGCTCAGATACCGATAACTGGCGCTCCCCTCACCATTACAGCATACAAATTCTCGCAGGCTTTTCTTTTTGAAAAAGGCGGGCTGGTTACACCACCTGGCCAGGGTAATATACATCCCCCTGTAGGGACTTTCTCCGTACCGCTGATATCTCATAACATATGGCAGACAGCGCTGCCTCATCAGAATCTCAATTCGATACAATAGCTCCAGCAGATCCCGCCTCCAAAAGTCTGCCTCCCAGCGGCCTTCTCGGTCATAGCCAGTGAAGCAGTAGAATTTAGGAACTGCTTTGGTATACTTCCTAAGCAGCTGTATCTTCTGTTGGATAACGTCAGCGTCTGCATAGTTGTCGAAGGCAAAGATATAATCGCCATCATACTTGGAGGAAAAAAGAAGCGCACATCGCTCGTCAGTAAGCAACCGCTCGTCTAGCCCTTGCTTAAACTGGAACGGCAGATTTGTCTGACGCAATTCCTGGAGCAAGTATTTCCACTCCGCACAGCCGAAGAAGTTATCATCCAGGAGGCAGATTTTCTTTCTGCCTGTATCCATGAATTCTTCCAGAGGGCTGTGTACCCGAACATGGTCATAATTTCGATTTACGCAGAAACCACAATGCCGGAAGCACCCCCTGGTCAAGTAGCCAATCGCATAATCTGTGTAGTATCGGAATTCCTGCCTGCGCTTTCCAGCAGCTATTTGCCCTTCTACCCAGTCATCGTACAAATGATAATCTGGCTTGTGGTGCTCTATAGCCTCTGGCAACGGTGGCGCTTTGTCATAAAAAAATCCCGTACCGCCGTGCTCCACATTTGGAAGTGATAGCACAGCAGACGGGATTGGAGTGTCTGTGAACACCTTAGCTATATACACTTTGTCGAAAGTCTCAAGACCAGCATAGTCTGTTTTCAGCAGCACTTGATTGCCCATGGCTTTATGATAACCAGACAGCTTCATGCATACGAGATTCGGAAATCGGTGACGCTTCCGGCCAATGAGATCCCCATCAATAATGGCAATCCGCACACAACATCACTATCCCTTCCTTGAACGAAGCAGACGCTCCATCACATCTTCCTGCGGGTTGGCCCCACGATAATCATCCGAGCAGTTTTCCTTAACCACCTGGTAAATCTGGTACCATAGCTGATTGGCCTGCTTCATGTACTGCAGGCTGATGTTAACATAGGGCGATACGATAGCAGCCCCGGTGGTTGGATGCTTGGCCAGGAAGCCGTAGTTGGAAATAGCGTCCTGGCACTGAATCCAGCGAGATACGCTCATGGCGTAATGCTCAATGAGCTCCTGACTCACCAGCTCGGCACAGCCCTTCTTGTTCAGCCAATTCCAGGTTTCCTCGTAAATCTCCACGGCGTAATTTTCCTGCCCGTTCTTCTGTGGTGCCTTCATGTACTCCTTGGGAGCGGGCATTTCTATGCCCTGGAGGTTGGCCGTTGGCAGCACCGTCACCTTGACAGCCTTGCCTTCGCTGATTTTATCGGTGAGGGCTTTCTTCTTGCGTCCGGCACCTGCCCTAGCGCCGCCGCGATTAGTTCCATCTTTGGCCATCTTCCATCCCTCCCTTCGGCCTTTGATTTCTGTATTTTTTCAAAGGTTTTTCAAACGATATCGGCGTTTTTCAAAGCATATCCTTCATTGCATAAATTTTGTTTATCCCCGCCACCGCAAGGGATAACACCTCTTTAAGGCCGCCCTCCTATTCCCCTGTTTGAAATCCCATTTTTTCGTGTGAGAGCAAGGCCCGGACGGACATTGGCCCCCTTGTAGAGATTTCGACCGCCCCTAGGGGTGTCACTCGCTTTTCCTCCGCTGGTGAATCTTCTCATGACAACTGATGCAAAGGCTCTGCAAGTTACTCTCGTCATGGTCCCCCCCTTCTGCCAACGGCTTAATGTGATGCACCAGCCTGGCCTCGGTGAATCTCCCCTGACTTTGGCACCGCTCGCACAGCGGATGACTGGCAATGTAGCGTTTCCGAATCCTGCGCCACTTCTCATCGTAGCGTTTGTGATGGTCATAGCCACGGGCAAAATGCTCGTAGTGCTGTTGCATCATCTTCCGATGGTCTTCGCAGTAACCGCTCTTGTGGTCAGTCAGCTTAGGGCAGCCGCTGTATCTGCATGGCCTCTTAGGTTTCCTTGGCATTAGATTAACCTCAATTCCGGGCAATAAAAAACCTCCGCAGGGATTGCTCCCGTTGGAGGTCAGTATCTCATTCACACTTTTCTAGGTTACACTATACCATGTCAACCCCCACCTCTCAATGTGCCAAGTAGTGCCAAACAGTGCCAAATAGTGTCAAACAGTGTCATTCCCCAAGATTTTTTAGGATTTTTTTGTGAAGTCGATGAACAGTTCTAAGACTGCACCCCATATTCACGGCAACATCCGGCCAGGACTTGCAGAGGACATACCGATGGCGCAAGAGACTCTGCCACTGAGGATTGTCGATGCCATCAATGAAGTCGCTGATTTCCAGCTTGACATCCACCAGTTTGTCAATCTCAGCGTTGATTTCCCTCTCCTTATCCACAATGCGTTCCACCCATTTGGCAAAGGGTGCTTCCCTGGTGACACTGTGGGTGACACGCTCCTCCAGTTTGCTAGTGCCAATTTTCAGGGACAGTTCCCGCAAGTGAGTCAATTCGGCCACCTGAGCATCGATTGCCCCGTCCAAATGAAGTGCCCGTTCAAGGAATTCCTTCACATCCATCTCAACCTGCCTCCTGTTCACGTCTCAAACGCTCCAATAGCCACTGCCCATTTATATCTGTCAGACTGCCAAACCACCGAGAACGAAAGAACCGCTCTATATCTGCCAGCATGCATTCATTGCTGTAGATCCTGTCCAGGAGCCGTTCTTCCTTGCTACGCCTTTCCAATCCATTAGGCAGATTGAGTTTTCGCCGTTTTTCAATCCTATGTCTCCGCTCAGCAAGCTGTTTCTCCACTGTATCCTCGAGTTCCTTAGTACGGGGATGCTTGACCAGGAACTTCGCAGCCCGCCGATAATCTTTTACGGCCAGCTCTATGATGCCATTGGCTAGTTTCTCATACGAATCCATCCCTTCCACCTCCCCCTGCACTATTTCTCACTGACAGTTTCTGAGTGCTGCCATAGCCGTTGGGTCGCTGTATCCCTCACCATTAATCTGAGGTTCCCTATAGGATGTCAGACTCTTTATTTCAATGTGTATCCCAGGTTCTTCGGCCCACTGCTTTTCCACCACCTCACGCACCACTTGGGCATCATCTTTCCAGTAACCACACTTCGTCATGCAGTCCTTCAGCATCTTCTGCAGGTTGTCTGTGTCCGGACGAGTGATGCGCCACTCACCGCCTTTGTGGGATTTGCCTGTGGGAAACAGCCATGTGGTGCGAAGTTCCAAGGCCCCCAGCATTGGTTCCTTAGGGCCGTATTTCCTTAGACCTGTCATCAACGTGGCTTTGGCTTTCTTTAGAGGTGCAGGCTCGTAAAATATAGGCCTGCCATTTACCATGCGCACTGCCTTTTCCTGTGCTGTAGCTGTTGGGGGATTTATGTCCATGAAAAATCTCATTTTCTATACCTGCCTTTCCTTTTTGTATTCTTTGCTGTTTGAGTTACGTTGCGCTCCTCGAAGGGGAAGGGCGGGCTATTTAGCCCTTCCCACTTCGGGAGTGTAACGACCATTCTTCTTTATATATCTATATATAAACAGTGTAGAAGAAGAATTTCGTCAAACGCCCTGTGAAGCCCCGTCATTCCTAATGATACGGCCTTTTTTGAGCGTAAACTCGTCTCCCATCTTTTTTATCCGCGCATAGACGGTTTTATCGGTAACATTGAGGTATTCCATCATATCCTTGACTGTGACATTCCCATCCATGTTGAGAGCCTGATAGGCATACCTGAATTCTTCGGCACACACCTCAGAGGACTTGGAATGGCTGTTCTTCATCCGGCCTGCTTCCGATGTTCCCTCAGCTGGCATTTCATCGAGATAACCCCTGTCGTCTGTCCTATGGATTGGATATTCAAACCAAAAGTTCACAGGCTCAATATTCTCGAATTCACGAAGATTGGATTCCAGCCTCCAGGCAGTGGCATGGCCATCACGCACATTATTCTCGATGTCTTCTGAAAGCTCCAGCCGTATCATGTCCAGTTGCGCATCCGGATCACGGGCAAATACACCAGAGCCGGATGCCCTGTCCATAGCCCGCTTGCCCCCCTGGGCACCCTTGCTATGGTGATGGCAGTAAATAGTGGAGCAGCCAGTCTCTGCACAGATCTTGTCAAACTGGTTGCAAAACTGTCCCATTTCAGAGGCGTTGTTCTCATCACCGGTGATGACCTTGTAGATAGGGTCAATGATGATGGCCTCCAATTGCTGGTCACGCACCCTGCGGATTAGTTTAGGCACCAGCTGATCAAGGGGCACCGCATGGCCACGCAGATTCCAGATGATGATGTTCTCCGAAGCTTTCATGGGGAGCCCCAGAGCTTCATAAATCTTCAGGAAGCGGTTGATGCAGCTGGCAGGATCAATCTCCAGGTTCACGTACAGCACGCGACCCTTACGGCAGGGAAAGCCAAGCCAGGGAGTTCCTTCTGCAATGGCTACGCAGAGCTCCATCAGCAGGAAGGACTTGCCGGCTTTCGACGAGCCGGAGATTATCATCTTGTGGCCACGGCGCAGGATGCCCTTGATGATCTCCTCCGGCAGTTTAGGCGGGTTGTCCTTGTACTTTGCCAGGGTTTCCATGGCGGGCAGTTCGTCCGTCACACCCTCCACAAAATCCATCCATTCTGTCCAAGTCTTGCGACCCATTTCTGTAGCTACCAAATACTGACGGTTGCCATTCCTGGTAAGTCCCGGCATCCTAGAGAGCCTTGAAGGATTACGGTTCTGCTTGTCGATGGGCACTCCCTGCTTTTCCAGGAAGTCATAGAGGAATTCCACCCGCTTCCTGTATTCCTCATAGGTACCCGCTTCTACCTTGACGATGGCATGCAGGCTCTTGCCACCACTGTGTACCAGTGCTGCAATGGGTAGTTCCAGCTTGCGGAAGAGAATATCCTGCTCGGCTATGGGCAGAGTATCAGATTCTACCAGAGCATACTTGAATCTGGTGACATTCTCGTTCTTAACGCCCTCCCCGTCCAAAGGATTGAAGCGTATCCAGCCACCAGCTTCCGTCTTCCAATCTCCTACAGTTGCGCCTATGTCATCCGGGTGCTTTCTGAGGGATTCGATAAGTTCTCCCGCAGTACGGTCATACACGCCTTTGCTGGGGAGCCACTTTCCTTCGCTGTCCTGCCAGACATCTCCCGTGACGTAACCTACACGTTCCCCAGGCTCAAAGATGATGCTAAGGTAATCTATCAGGTCTTGCACAGGGTTCCAGGCATCCGGCGGAGCAAAACCATTGAAGCCTTCGTTGCCATCGTATTCTATGGTGTCGTCCCATGCCATAGGCCCCTCTGGGCATGGCACCCAGCCACGCTCCTTGGCCAGCTGGATGATGGTGCCTCCCTTCACAGGTTTTGCAGTACCGTTGAAGCCCTCCCACTTCTTTTCACACTCACCGGCATGGTAACGGGAATCGTTGCGGCTCCAGTCATCCCAAATAGAGCAGGGATATCCTTCTTCCTTAAGGGCCATTCCTACAGACACCCAGGTGGCTCTGTCTACATCAGCCACGTTGATGTATTGGAGCGCGGACAAAATATTGCTGTCCATCAAATCACACTTCCTTTCACGGTACATAAACGGCTGGATTCATTCCGCCAGGAATGCGCCAATGATTCACGGCCAATCTCGAAATGAGTTTACTGGCTGCGTCAAACTGCCAGGTTCCCACCTGCCGAAATCCGAAACGCTCCAGGCAACGTATCTGCTTGGGAGTGGCAAGACCTTCTTCCTGGCGGCGTTTCAATCTGTCTATGAGCAGTGCTGCAAGACCGGCATTCCCCACCGTGTCCGGCAGTATCCCCCGACGCTCCAGAAAGGAAAGCTGCTTCTCTGACGGCGGTCCCATCTCCCAGGGGAAAGTAGGCTCATAACCTGCCAGGTCTTCTGCTGCGATGGACAGAGCATACTGGATGGGATCTACCAGCTTTTTCTTCTTGCTGCGCATCTCGGCCAGTTCCCGCGCCAAGGCTTCCTCACGTTCTTTGAGCACATCCCGTTCGGCTTCTTCCTCGGCATCCAGAATGTCTGCCACGCCCTCTGTTTCTATTTTTTCATCCATAGCCTCAGCTATTTTCTCGTCCTTGGCGATAAGGGACGAGGGCTTACACAAGTCATGTCTTTCCGTGAGCCAGAGGAAGTCCAGGAGCAGAAGATTCTCTTTCCCCGGATACAATCTCATGCCCCTACCCACCATCTGCTGGTAAAGGCTTCTGACTTTGGTTGGACGCAGTACCACCACGCAGTCCACTGCAGGACAATCCCAGCCCTCGGTTAGGAGCATGGAGTTACAGAGGACGCTGTATTTCCCTTGCTCAAAATCTCTCAGAATCTCCGACCTGTTTTCGCTTTCTCCATTGACCTCTACCGCAGAGAGCCCTCGGTCATTCAACAGCCGACAAAATTTCTTGGAGATGGCCACCAAGGGCAGAAACACCACAGTCTTTCTGCCCCGGCAGTGCTCTGCCATGACTTCTGCTATCTGCTGTAGATATGGCTCCAATGCATAGCCTATGTCTGATGCGCTATAGTCACCTCCCGTGATGCTCGCCTTACTTATATCCAGTTTCAGAGGAATCATCCTGGCTTTCACGGGTGAAAGATAGCCTTCTCTGATAGCCCGGCTCATGGAATATTCGTATGCCTGTGAATCAAAGAACTGCCCTAATGTCTGCTTGTCACCACGGTCAGGGGTAGCTGTCACTCCCAGGATATTGGCCTCCGGGAAATGCTCCAGCACCCGCTGGTAGCTATCCGACAGGCAATGGTGCGCCTCGTCTACGATGATGTCCTGAAAGTAATTCTGCGGGAAAGCCGCCAACCGCTTCTCCTGGCAAAGTGACTGCACCGAGCCTACTGTCACCGGGAACAGGCTGCCTAAACTGTGACTTTCTCCCTGCTCAAAAGCAGCATCAATTCCTGTCACCAGCTTCAGCTTCTCTGCTGCCTGGGTGAGCAGTTCACCCCTGTGTGCCATGATCAGCACCCTATGCCCTAAATTCACTTGATGTTCCGTCACCGAGGAAAACACAATCGTCTTGCCAAGACCTGTGCAGAGCACAAGGAGCGTCTTGCGACGCCCCTCGCTCCACTCAGTCAGGATTGCTTGTTTCGCCTCGGCCTGATAAGGTCTAAGCTCCACTTGCCTCCCCTCCCTCAGAACGGAATATTAGAACCGCGCTCAGGGATGCCGCCAAAACCTGTAGTATCCTTGGGGAAGAACTTCTCATCGTAGTCATAGAAGCGGTCCACATCATTGGCCTGCTTCTTGTTGCCATCCTTGTCTACGTAATCACGAGGCTTGAAACGTGCCCTGCCCTTGGCTCCTATGAGATTATTCCAATCCATAGCCAGCTTCTCACCGTGCTTCTTCCTGCCGATACAACGGAAAAAAGCCGAGATACGGAACTCAAGCATCCTGTTAAGAAGCAGGTCCGTGCGGATGCTGGCAGGCCCCTTATCCGTTTCCACCTGCAGGGTTAGCACGGCTTTATTGCAAGCCTGCAGCTTGGCGCTACCAGGGAAACGTCCCCGCTCGAAGTTGGTGATTACAAAGTTGTAGTCCCCCTCCGGCAGGATAATGAACTCCTGACCATCATTCTCGATAGTGTCATTCCAGTCCATGCCTACGTTGTTATCTGCAAAATTATCTACCATAAAGTTTTGCCTCCTTTAATCCTTGCGGTTTTCTTCTATGATGTCCATGATCTGGTCCCAGTATTTGATGACATAGCCAAAGATAAAATCATCTGGATAGTCATCTATAGGCATATCCTCGCTGTATTTCCCTCTGGCAGCTACCACCTGCCGGACTTCTGCTTCCGTCACCCCCTTCTCTTTCAGCAGGTTCCGCAGCACCTCGGCTGAAGGCAACTCCTCCGGAGCAGGCTCGTTTTTGACCGAAGTCCTTCCCTTCTCCTGCGATGTGAACAGATGAGCAATATGCTTGTAATCCAGTTCCAATACCTCAGGCAGGTCTGCCCTGGTCTTGGCATCCCAGGCAGGGTGATGGGCTGTGTACATGACACGCCTGCCGCCCTGGGCTTTCTGCTTATTGGTATCAGAGGTGACCACATAAGTCTGATAGTTGCAGAACAGCAGGAGGTCACACCATTCCTTGAGCAACGGTGCCACCTGCTTGCTGAGCTTCATTTCCCAGCGGTCATAGGCACCCATCTCGTCTGGCTGCTCGAACTTCCTCATCTTGGCATGGGCAGTAATCACCACATGAATACCGGCTTCCAGTACCTTGTCAAAGGCCTCCAGCAGTCTGGTGAATTCCTCTCCCAGATAGATGTAGCCCTTGCCGTAGCCGAAGGATTCGATGCTATTCTGCTTGTATTTAGCGCAGAGGTAGCTGACGATAAGCTGCTCTGCCCAGTCTGCCGTGTCCAAAACAAGGGTTTGACAAACATCTGGGGTAACAGCCACTTCTTTCACAATAGCCAACAGTTCCTCCCAGCTTTCCGGTCGCTCTATGCGGCGCACGTCCATATGGGAGGTGCCACCCTCAGTGTCAATAAAGAGCGGATCCGGAAAGCAGGCTGCGAGACTGGATTTTCCTATGCCCTCCGCTCCATAAATGACCACCTTCTGGGCACGTTGGATTTTGCCTTTGGTGATATTGAGCATTTGATTTCCCCCTTTCTACTTGATACGCAGGCTTCTGCCGCGAGGCTCCAGATGGGCACCGGGAACTTCTGTCCCATCCTTGAGTGCCTTGTAGAGCGCCTCGTTATCCACTACCTTGCGTTCCGGCACGATAGTGAGATAGTCCTCGGGAATAAGGCTCTCATCATCAATTCTCAGCGGAGCCCTGCCGCCGTTATTTTGCACCGACATCACACCGTACTTGGTGGGCACCTTGGTTTTGCCCATGGCATCCAAATTCGTGCGGTACCATTCCTTGATGCGGCGAATGCGGTTCTCCAGAGCCTGGCGCTCCATCTCGAAGCGCTTCTGCTCCTTGGCATAGGCCTCTGTGTATGCCTCCAGGGACTTGATAAGGGCAATCCCTCCGGCACACTTCTCCTCCAGCTCACCCTCAACAGATCTCAGTCCCGACTCCAGTTCATCCATATCCATGGACTCATCCATAGCCAGGTCAAAGATGGCATTGAAGGCCGCTGTCAGTTCATAAAGCGGTCTTGCTGACATGTAAATCCTCCTTCCTGCAATGATTGGAAGTAAAAATCTCCCTCATGTTCCAGTCAAAGGATTTCAGATGTTTTTAACCCTCCGGCAAGATTTTTTTATAGATGATGTTCTTAAGACGTTTTTCTATCCTTTTCAGCCTGTGATGGATAGCTGCCACGCTGACAGAATCCTCCCTGGCCAGTTCAGTCTCGCTCATGCCCTCGATATAACGGTGAAAGAACAGCTCCTGCTGGCGTTCGTCCAGTTCCTGCACCGCCTCATAGAGCAGTTCCCTACCAGTATCCCTGTGGCGTTCAGCTTCATGACGGGAAGCCTCTTCCAAAAGCTCCCGATTTTCCTTGAAGTCCTTCTCCTCCTCATCCCGCATCCTGTCCAGAGAAAGCAGCCAGCGTGACGGCTCCTGCCAGCCTATGGAAACCTCCAGACCGCTGTCCTGCCTGGAGGCATGATTCTTGATATTGTTGTAGACCTCCGCATCGTCCATGCTGTGCAGGAGTTTGATATGTATGGCCTCCACATGCTGCTCCTTGTCCGGCCTGATGGTGACGGTCAAATTGTCGTTTGCATCATAGTACTTGTAGGTGTTCCTCTGGTTCTGCGGTGTTTTCTTGAATTTCAGTTTCATGGCTATGTCCTTTCCCCCGAGCAGGGCAAAGGACATAAAAGCAGGTCAGTGTCCATTGGGAATACACAGACCAGTTGATTCAGCCATAAAAAAGAGCGCAACAAGGTGAGGGTACCCCAATCCGATTGTCATGTACGCCATCGGTATACACGTCAGACCATATGAGAATATCCTTTGCCCTATTGCAACTCAGGCACGATATTGATTTTTTTGACTTCTCTTTGGACTTTTTTTTTGCAAACAAAAAAGCCCGGCAAAACATTTAGTCTTACCGGGAAATCCCTATCAGGAAACACAGGGATACAGTTCAACTGTCTCCTGTCTTCTCGGTAAATAAATGTTTTGCCGGGCTCTTCTCTCACTTCTATGAGTACAGCCTCGTTGACAAACTCTTGGCTAGAGATGCTGTCCGTCCGCTCATCCGGCATGGCTGCCACCGGCGGTTCGACTAGTCCATCAAAAGCCTCACTGCTATTTAGTTTTCAAAACATGAAAGATAGGCACTATCCAGCAATTTTTTGTCCTGTCAAAGCCTCACAAGCCTTAGCATACAGCTTATCCATGCCCTTCGTGGCAGGGACAAGCAGGACTATGCCTTTCTCCACAAACGCATAGTATTTATTATGACAATGGTTGCACACAATCACGGAATTGGTCGAAATGCAATGATGTTGCACCTTGCCGCACTTCGAACAGCCAAACCAGGTGCATTCCACCCCATTTATCATCCACGCACTATCCTTTCTCTTTTTTGTTTCACGGGCACATGTGCCTGATACATTTGTCTTTCAACGAATGTTCAGGAAATGTCCACGAACAATGTACATAATACATTGCAAATGTGCTCCTGTCAAGCACAATTTTCACATTTGTTCACACAAAAAAATTTTTTCTCATCTGTCTTTCATTTTTAGAAAATTTCCTCTCCAACAAATCCCCAATCTATAGTAAACGACATTAATTTTTGTACTTAAAAGAACAGTACTTTACAACATTTAGGCTTTATGCCAACTCTATTCATTCAGTTCAGCCAATGGGACCCCAAAAAACTTCAGTCCCAGCATGGTGATGTCGTCGGATTGTTCTGCCTCACCGAAATAGGCGCTTACATCCTTCCGCTTGATCCTGGAAATATTTTCAGTATACAGGCTGCCCCGTCTCATGGCTGCCATCAGTTAAAACCTTGTCATCATCGGACTCGATGTGATGGCAAAAAATCACTCTTCCCTGCTCGTCCAGCATGAAATCGAAACCGTTAGGATTGACCTCCTTAATCCTTCGTCCGAATTGACCCCCTCATCTCAGCAGACCTCCGCTACCGGCAGGTGGCCTGCGTCCGCTTGATTGTTGTTTCAATGACTGCCTGCAGTTGCCAGCCTTGACGCGATGCTCTTTCCAGCTATTCCTGTCAGCAGTTCCCAATTGCCAGCCTTTTGGGAAAGCAACTCCTTCACATCAGCTTCTATGATATCCAGCACCTGATCCACGGCCTGGTAGACCTGTCCCCGCTCCTCTGGCAGGACCTTTTTCGTGTAGAAAGAAAGCCGTCCCGTGCAGCTTTCCTCTCCCTTGGTCAGGCCAAAGAAAAGCCTCTGTCGGTCGGCACTGAAATCACCAAATGCGGCCAACTGCCCCATGGCATCTGCCAGAATTTCATCCAGAGCATTGTTCTTCATGCTGCCAAAAAGGCGCAAAGTTTCATAATGGGCACATTCATGGGCAGCACGCAGACGATAGGAGCGATCCAGCCATTCCTCCTCCCCAAGACCCAATCGGGTGGCAGGAATATTGCTGTAGGGAGCACGATTCAGGAGCAGGACACATTGACGGGAAATCTTCTCCGCCTTCGCTTTGATGGTAAAAGCATTGACTGTCAGGGGCAGATTGCTCCTCTCCTCCCGACCATTCAACAAGGCCTCCATCACGCGGAAATCCTCATGACTTCCCGTGGCAATCACTGGCAATCTCCCTCCCAATGTCTGGACAAAGGAAATCTTGAGAAAATCCTCCTGCTCCCACGGGAAAGCAGCAACCGGCAGAGAAAAAATTTCCCCCATAAAATCAAGCACTGCCTTTCCCCTGGCCTCCTGCCACTGAGTAACGAAAGACTCATCGGGCAGAGGAAGCTGCGGCAAAGTTTGCGGAATCTCATAACAATGCTGCAAATATTCAGCCGCGCTTTGCAACTGCACCAAAAGTGACAGATCTAATTTCATAGTCAAAGCCCCCTCATCAGTCCTAGTGTAGCATCTTGTTGATAACGATACTTTATTCTCAATTTTCTTCCGTTACATGCGGATACAGCAATTCCTTGGTTTCCGAAAGACTTTTCCCCGCCAGAGAACAGCCAAACAATGCTTTTGATAATACGAAAATGTATTCAGCATCACCAGAATCGATGATATTCAGCATTTCGGTACGAATATCCTGATAAGTTTGGGATAGTTTTTCGGTAGCTTCATCCATGGCAGTCTGGGAAAGGGCGCAACCCAGCGAACTGATACGGTGTGCCTTTTCGTATTTTAAGAGTGCATGATATAATAACCGAACAAAATGGAGGTCATATTCATGCCAAGAAAAAAGTACACAGCCGAATTCAAGACCAAGGTCGTCCTGTCGATACTGCAAGGCGACAAAGAATCAGAACCACCCGTCCAACGGGTGGTTCTGATTTCCTTATCAACGAGAAATATACGGCTTCAGGAGCGCAGCCGACAGCCATACTGA